TGCTATCGGTTTGTAAATGTGTTGCGTACTCCCAAACGAATTTAGTAGCAATTAAAAATTCTCTCATAAATCATTTATATACCATTACCAGATGTAGTACATCATCATTTGTGTTTTTAACTGTAAAATCATTACTATTTAATTTTCTAATTAGATTAGTTCCTGTTCTTGCAGTTCCATTTATTTCACATCCCTTGTCAAACCATAAATAACATTTATCACCTAATTTAGCAGTTGCTGTTGTAGTGCCTGGTGCTAAATCTAAAGTTTTAATTTTCCAACCATAGTCATTAGATAATGCACAAAATATCTTTGTATCATCTTCCATAATTTCCATGCTAGATTTGTTTGTTTTAAGTTCCCATTCCATTGAAGGATCGGACCAAACATCAGTATTAACTTTATCAACAGTAATACTCATAGAATTATCTTCGTGTTCGTAAACTCCAACATCTTCTTCTCTATGAGATTCTTTATAAACATTAGTTATAAAATCAATATCATTTTGAGTAATTTCATCTTCTTCTACCCATTCCCAATTTAATTTAATTTTGCCTTTAATTAAGTCATACAAATTTAGTCTTTTAAAAACTCTTGGATTGCTTGTGTGATATTCTAATTTTTCAAAGTGAGGCTGTTCATCAAAACTATCTTTTGATATTTTATCACCAATTTTAGTTTGCTCGGCAACTGCAATTTGTAATTCGTCATTTAACTTTTTAATAAAATTAAATTTTATAGTCCATTCCATTTTAATCCTCTATATTTCATCTGGTGTTTCAGATTCCACTGCATCATTCATCATTAATTTAAGTTCATTTCTTTTAACTCTATGTGTGGTAAAATCAACTTGCCAAAGTTTTGTGTCATATCCAAGTTCTTCCAACCATTCTTTTTGTACTTTTTCTTCGTTCTCTTGGTGCATTTTATCCCATTCAACATGGTTTTCTCTTAATAAAAAATTTTTAGGTTCTGCTGAAAAGTTTGTAGGTATATAATCAGTTCGTATTAAATCATCAAAACGAACAACACCATTAACTATATGTTCACACCCATTTTCTACTTCAATAGATTGTTTTTTTTCGTATTCTAAAATCATGCGTTTACCACCACTGTACCAGTTGTACTTGCTTGGAATTCAAATGTTGTCCATGACCACGAAGTGTAATTGACAGAGTGAGTGCCATTATAAGTTGCACTACTTCGAGTAAGATTTACTGCACTGCTTGTGTTCTGGATAAGAGACGCAGGAACATCTATACTTGTCCACCCTGAGTTTCCTTGATTTGCTCCATCAATAACAAATGAAACAGTAACGCCTTTTACATTAACAGAATAAAATGCTTTAATAGTTGGATTCCAACCTGACGCAAAAGCACCTGCGGAGTTAGGTGTGTTACTAAGAGAGCCGAATGTCGGAGTTCCAAAAGAATCAAACCCATTAGTAATAGGCAACGCACCTTGTGCAGACGACATTGAGTGAGAATGAGTCGTTGGAGCAGGATTTGTATTGTTAGCTCCGTAGAAATCTTGTAAATCGATGACGCCAGATGTTGGTACATTCGCGTTATTAGAATGGTTTAAAACATAACTACCACCTTTATAATACTCGTTCATAGCGTGTGGAGCAGAACCACCATATTCACCAACGAGGGAATTAATACTTATCGTTCCTGACGAAACAATAGTCATCTATTTAGCCTCCTTTAATTCTTTAACCTCAGCCTTTAGTTCTTTGATTGCTTCGACAAGTAAACCTACAGTATTTTCGTAGTTTACTGCTAGATAGCTTTCATTATCGTTTACTATATCTTTTGTTTCATAAACAACTTCAGGTAAAACTTTTTGTAAGTCTTGAGCTATTAAACCAGTAGATTTCTTACCATCTTTTTTATAATTGAAAGTAACACCTTTAAGCTGAGAAACTTTATCAAGAGCATTTGGAATTATCTCAATGTTTTCTTTTAATTTTTCATCTGATAAACTTCCATAAGCGGTAACATTGCCCACACAAATAAAATCACCGTCAGATTCTATTCTAGCTTTATTTGTTGTTTCATAAGAAAAGTCCACATCACCAGCAGTATTAATTTGAGTTGTTCCACCGTCACTAAACCAAAATCTTCCTTTTGCACTTGTACCATTGTCATTATACCAAGCTCCTACTTTTAAAGCAGCTCCTGTATCTAATAAACCATCTAAAGTTGTTGCTGCTAAAGTTCCTGTTACTGTAGCTCCTGTTGCAGAGGTTGCAAGTTTTGCAGAATCATCGTGATAAAGACTTACTGCTCCATTACCATCGGCAGCTATCAGAGTTTCCGTTCCTGCTGAATTTTGTACTCTAAACTCATCTGCCATAATTTCAAGACCAGTTGCCGAGTCTTGTTTAATTATTCCATTACTCCCATCATGGTAAATTTCTAAATCGTTTCCTGTTCCGAATCTTGCTTTAACACTATCGTTAAAATCAACACCTGTTGCTCCACCTACACCAGCAGGTACGGATGCCCAAGCTACACCTGATCCTGCACTACTATCAGCTTTTAAATAATGTCCATCAGTTCCAACAGATAATATTGTAGGATCACCTGTTCCATCGCCTACTACTATTTGACCTTTTGTTCCAAGATCTGAATTCATTATTGCTCCTGCTGCATTTACATTAGTTGCATCAGTAACATCGGCAGAAGTTTCTATTCCATTTAATTTTGTATGATCTGCGTCTGTAAAAACATTAGAATCAGTAGCTGCTTCTACAGCAGTTCTTATTTCTGCATTAGATTGGTCAGCAGTAGCTGATGCTTCTATAGCATTAAGTTTTGACAATAATGCATCAGTAAATGCATTGGTATCAGATTCAGCTTCATATGCTGTTTTTATCTGAGCCCCTGTTTGATCCGCAGTAGCACTAGTTTCTATACCATCTAGTTTTGTGCCATCTGCACTTACATCTCTACCATCTACATTTCCACTCACAGTCATATTTCCTGTTAGAGCAAGTGTAGATCCATCAAATGTTAAATTAGCTTCAGCATCAAAATCTGATGTAACTGATGCAACAGATACCAATCTATTAGTTACTGCGTTATTGATTGTTGTAGCTCCAGTAACACTTGCAAAAGATATAGTTCCACTACCATTTGTTTTAAGAAATTGATCAGCAGAACCATCTGAACAGGCTAATTCATTGACACCAATTGTATTAGCAGCAATTGTTGATGTAATAGTAACATTTGCAGAACCGTCAAAACTAGCAGTACCAGTTACTTCGCCTCCTAAAGCTATATCCCTTGCTGTAGCTAATGCTGTTGCTGTACTTGAATTTCCAGTTAAAGCAGCAGTTACGCCAGTAAATGTTGGTGAGCTTGTAGTAGTTAATGCCTGATTAATTCCTTTTACAGCGGCTAAATTAGTACATTCACTGTCCATTAATGCTCCAGCAGCTGTTACATTAGTAGCATCTGTTACATCAGCACTAGCTTCAATAGCATCTAATTTAGTATGGTCTGCATCTGTAAATGCGTTTGTATCAGCTTCACCTTCATAAGCTGACTTTATTTCTGCACCAGTCTGGTCTGCTGTTGCAGATGCCTCAATAGCGTTTAACTTTGTATGATCCGCATCGGTAAATACATTTGAATCTGTTGCAGATTCCACTAAGGTTCTAATTTCACTTGCAGTTTGATCTGCTGTAGCTGATGCTTCAATTGCATCAAGTTTAGTTCCGTCTACACTTAAATCCCTACCATCGACTGTTGAAGATGTCGTAATCGCATTATTACCCATTGCAAGAATACCAGTCATTGTATCTCCTGCTACATCTAGTTTTCCATCTAACTGTGATTGAATACCAGAAGTAACACCATCTAATGCTTGGAATTCATCATTACTTACATTTCCATTAGCTATTTTAGCTGCATCAATTGAAGTTGGTAAATTCGCAGCAGCGACAGATACAACAAAGTTTATTTTATCATTAGCGTCATCGTGTGTAACTGTAATATCTGTTTCAGTATTACCAGTAAGCATTGCTCCTACAGTATCTCTAATAATTTCTGTATCAAAATTTGTATTTACATAAGTAGTTAAATTAGCGGCTGTAATTTTCTTAGTAGTATTGGCATCAATATCTACTATAGGAATAATATCACCACTTGCTGGAGTGGTAATTGCTGTTAATTCAGTAATCTTCTTATCTGTCATTATAATCCTCTATTTAATCTTTTATGTTTATTCATACTTGATGTTTTTAGTTTAGTTTTATTTGGATTTCCAATAGATGTCCTTTTCGGAATCCTTTCATGTACCTGTGTACCTTTCCATTTTTTTGCCATTAGTTTTCAATAGCTGGTCCACTAAATACTGGTCCTACTGCTTGTTCAAACATTAAATTATGCCCATCTTCTTGTAACAAAGCAGTACCATCTTGGTTATCAATATATTCGTGATCAATATCTGTTCTTCTATCTCTATATCTATCTTGTCCTCTAATAGAGTATTTTCGTACCCAAACAGTCATTACTGGGTAAGTTCTGTTACTCTTGCTTGACCAGTTGTAGATCCTACTAATAGGAATGCTACTTTATCTCCTGGCTGTACTTTAAAATGTTCAGGTGTGTAAGCAGGAATAATTAAATCATTAGTTGTTGCAGTTGGTGCAGAACCAAATGATGCATATACATCTACTGTACATACAATACGCACATCTCTACTTTGACTGCCAAACCCATTAGATGTTGCAGCGGATGATGTTGTTACTCCTAATGCTTGTGTAGTTCCTACCTTATAACTTGAAGGTGCTATTCTTGTTACCATAATTTACTCCGTTAATTCTGTAATAAATAAATCACCACTAG